ACGATATTCAAATAACGCTTGCTGACGATACGGTTTCAACTTGGATAAGTGGTTTATTTATTATTAACGATGATATTTCAAGATAATGGCAGTAGATATAGTAATACAAGAAACGATTGATTCGGTAGATATTACCGTAAATCCTAATATTATCGAGGTTAATGTAACTAGAACAAGCGGTGGCGGTGGTGGTTCTCAAAATTTACAGCAAGTAACTGACGAGGGAAATACTACTGACAATGATATTATTGTAAGACATTCAACTGGTAATGAAGTTATTATTGAATCAATTACAAATAGTAGTCAAATATCGGTTAATCAAGGTTCTGCTACAATTACTTTAGGTTCACAAGAAGCTGGCGGTGTTACTGAAGCATTAATACAGATGACAAGCGATAAAGGTTATAATATAATAACAGAGGGCGCAATTCAGTTAAGTAATTCGGATAATAATACAAATATAGACTTAAATGATATTGGATTGGCGATGTCAACTTTGGGAGTTAATCAAAGAATTAACTTAAGCAATGGAGTTGACGATGTATCAATTAAAACAGACTTAATAACCGAAGCAGGTTTAGAGCAACAATTACCTAACAAAAGCGGAACTTTCGCAATGCTTGACGATGTTGTGGGCGCAGTAGATTCAGTAAACGGACAAACGGGAGTTGTGGTGTTAGACGCAGATGATATTGACGATACAAGTACGACAAATAAATTTACAACCGCAGCAGATATATCAAAATTAGCGGGTATAGAGGCTAATGCTGATGTAACAGATTCTACAAATGTAAACGCTGCGGGCGCAGTAATGAACTCCGATTACTCATCACACTCAATTTTAGTGCAACAATCGGGGAGCGGTTCGCCAACTTCTTTGCAGATTTCAAACAATACGTTAGTTGGTCGTTTAAGTGGTGGCGGTTCAAATATTAACGATTTATCGGTTAGTGATGTAAAAGGATTGTTAAATTTCACAACTCCTACCGATGTTCAAACAATAGCAGATGCTAAAGTTTCAGATGCAATTGTCGATGGTGTTACAACGGTTGCACCTAGTCAAAATTCTGTTTTCGATGCACTAGCTTTAAAGCAAGATATTTTAGGATATTCTCCAATAAAAAAAATAGTTTCAGATACAGTTTCATCTTCAGCGGTTACGGGAGTTTCAGTTGAAACACTTTGTAAGACTTATCCCATATCTGCTAATACTTTTGCGGATGGCGATTTTATGAAAGTTTTAGTAGGTTTAGAAAAAACAGGTGTGCTAGGAACTGCAACAGTAAGAATAAGAGTTAATCAAACTAATAATTTTGCAACCGCTACGTTAATAGGTACTTATACACCATCGGCAGCCTCGCACGTTGCTGTATTATTCAAACGTGATTTTTTAAGTTTTAAATCTGGCGTTTTAAAAGGTATTAATTTTAATACAAGCACTCAAAATGATTTGGCTTCTGGAGCATCGATAGTTTATAACACAACAACTTTATCGCCAACTTCGGATTTTTATATTTATGTGTCAGTAATTAATACTTCTTTAGTGGATAGCACGATTGTTAACCAAGTTCAAATAACAAACTAATGAAAACAATAATTGATAAAAATACGGGAGAAGTTTTATTTGCCACAGTTGTAGAAGTTAATTTACAAGAAAACCAAATGGCAATCGAGGCTAATTGTGATTTGGAATTTAATTTTGAAACACAGAGCCAATATTATAATTTAGAAACTAATACATTTGAGATTCGTGAAAAAGCTATTTAAATCAATCCTAAGCGACTGTAAAAGTTTAAATAAGATAATTATCAACCGTTGGCATTTACACGCACCAATAGCCTTGATTATAGGTTATTTTCTACATAAAGTATTATCATATACATTTGATGGTGTAGATTTGTGGTTCACTTTGTTTTGCCCTATGTTTTTAGGATTTATAGGATTGTTTGGATTTGAGTGTTGGCAACAAAGAGGTAGAATAATTGGCGAGTTAGAACGTTTTGAAAGCGATAAAGACTTGTGGGTTGGAGAAATTTTCTTAATTTGTGGCGTAATTCTAAATCATATTATAAAATGAGCAAATTTATCATTCAAACAAACTGCGATTTTAACGTTGAATTAGCTAAAGAGTTAGGTGATTTTTCAGATGACCAACTGCAAGGCATCAAAGATATTAATCTGATTTTAGAAAGTGCGGGTTTAAAGATTTACGGACAGATAGGAACTAATTAGTATGGATGATATTGTAGAAATCAAAGGGGAAATAGGCAGAATAAGAAATCATTTAGACCTTATTAAAGCATCAAACGAAAGACAAAGTGAATCGTTGTCTAAAATAGAGAACACTCTAATCGGTAATAATTATAACGGTAATAAAGGCATCGTATATTTACTTAATGATATTGACGATAGGGTTAAGCATCTTGAAAAGTCAAACCTAGAGCGTGAACAAACAGAAATTAATTTAAAATACATAGGTGGTTTTATTATAGCCTCTATATTTTCTTTAATAGTTTGGATAATTCAACACTTACCAAAAAATGGCTAATATTTGGAATGATACAATGAAGCCAAAGGGCAAGTATGAACAGAAAAGAATAATGGTTTTTAGCGGTTTCTTTTCGGGTTTAATCTATGCTTTCACTCCTATATTTTTCCCAGCGTTTGAAGTTAAAGACTTTGTATTCATTTCGTTTATGGGATTAGCTGGAGGCGTTTCGTTCCTTTCATTAAAAGACAAACAAAGAGTTGACAACTTGAATAATTATAACGATAACGAAATAATCGGATAATGATAACCACACAACAATTAATTGAAAGATTTGGCAAACCAACACAAGATGGTAGAGCCTATTTAGTAACTATTAAGTTACCTTTTCCGATGCGATTGGCTTGGGATAAGAATACAGTAATTAATAAAATGCGTTGCCATAGATTTGTAGCAAATCAGTTTACTGCAATTTTCAATGAGATATTAGCGGTTTATGGACTTAAAAGAATACAAGAGCTAGGCATTGACTTGTACGGTGGTTGCTTTAACTTTAGAGCTATGAGAGGTGGTTCGGATTACTCACGCCATTCGTGGGGGGTTGCCATTGATTTAGACCCAGAGCGCAATCAACTTAAAACACCATTTAATAAATCTAACTTTTCAAAAGCAGATTATTTACAACTTCACGCTATATTTGAAAAGTACGGCTTTGAAAATCTAGGCAAGGTAAAAGGCTACGATGCTATGCATTGGCAAATAAAAGCCTAATTATTAAAGTTTTGTATATCTTTACAAAAAAACTTACATTATGATGTTATCAAAATGGTCAAAGTATGATAGTCAAATAGTTGAAATCATACAAAGTTCGAGTAGTGAGTTTAAGAAAATTGAAATCATTAATTTAATTGATGACAGTTTAGATGAAAAAGACAGAAATTCATTTGGAAAATACCTACAAAGAAACTTAAAACGACTATCAGATACTCACGAGGGAATTTATAACGCTACCGAAAGCCTAGACATAGACAACACCACAGTTAAGCACCTTTGGGTAAAAAATAAAGAAACTTCTTTATTTGTAAAAAACCCTAATTACATTGAGCAAGAAAAACAAGACTTAGACGAGTTACGTTCAAAGCTAATTGACGACCTAAAACAATACACTCCGAAATACCCAAAGATTGAACGTACTGAAATAACACAAAAAAGACTATTTGTGTTTTCGCCAGCAGATATTCATATCGGAAAGCTATGTAGTGCTTTTGAAACGGGAGAAGATTATAATAGTCAAATAGCTGTTAAACGTGTTTTGGATGGTTGTAAAGGGTTAATAAATGAATTGCCGTTAAATAGTATCGATAAGATATTATTTGTCATAGGAAACGATATTTTGCACATAGATAACACAAAGCGCACCACAACTTCTGGCACGCCACAAGATACTGATGGGATGTGGTTCGACAACTTCTTAATAGCCAAGCAACTTTATGTAGATATTATTGAAATAATGATACAAGTAGCAGATGTTCACGTTGTATTCAATCCGAGCAATCACGATTATACAAATGGGTTCTTTTTAGCACAGATAATAGAGGCGCATTTTAAGGATTGTGCTAATGTAACATTTGATTGTAGTATTTCACATCGTAAGTATTACCGATATGGAAACAATCTAATAGGAACTACTCACGGAGATGGCGCAAAAGAAAGCAATTTGCCGTTACTGATGGCGCACGAAAGCAAAGATTGGCACGAATGTAAGCACCGTTATTTTTACATTCACCATTTCCATCATAAGATTAGCAAAGATTATATGAGTGTTTGCGTTGAGGCTTTACGTTCACCAAGCGGAACAGATAGCTGGCATCACCGTAACGGATATTCCCACTCACCTAAAGCAGTTGAAGGATTTACTCACGATTTTACACACGGACAAATTAACAGGCTAACTTTTTTATTCTAATGAAAGAAATTACACTATTACTCGCATTTTTACTAATTGGTTGCGGTGCTAAAACACTAAATAAAGAGGTTGCAAAAACTGATTCAATAGCAAAAGAAGTTGAAGTAGTCAAGACAGATTGCACTTCAATAGAAAATAAAGAAATAAAGTTTGATGTAGTTACAGACGATGTAATTATCGAACCAGTTGATAGCACAAAGCCAATTGAAATCATTAACAACGAGGGTAAAGTTACAAAGTACAAAAATGCTCGTATAAGCCACAAAAAAAGAAAAGATAATACTATTGTTATTGAAGATAAGAAAGTGTCTAAAATAGTGGTTGATTCGCTTACTAACGAGATTGAAGTAAATAAAATTGAAAGTAAAAAAATAGTTTACAAAGAGCAGTTTAGTTGGAGTACTTTTATACTCGATTTATGGTGGCTTTGGCTATTGATCCTTTTGGCTATTTATATTGCTTATCGAAGATATAAAGGGTATCTTAAATTCCCTTTGCTATGAAACCGCAATATGAATGGGTAAAAAAAGGCATCTATTGGGTAAGGTTTGAAAAAATTGCCAATAGGTGGAATGGCGAAAAACCACCTATCGAGGACAATCTATTTTACCAGCAAACTAGCAAGCCATAAATCAAAGAGATAATTAATAAAGCTATAATTATCACTATATCTTCTCTATTTGACTTCATTATATCTTTTTGTTAGGTATTCGTAAGCAAGTCGATTACATTCTTTAGTTCCACCTATTACCGTTATTTTGTAAGGTTCTAGTTTGCCGTTGTAAGCTACTCTTTTCTCTATTCCTTTTTTTGGGCGTCCAGCCATATTGTTTGATTTAGTTGTTTATATTCTTTTGGTATTTTATCTATGATTCTAACACGCCAACACCCTATCGCATTTTCCTCTTTTACCTTAAAATTTGTCGGGAAATTTACAACTGAATTGTCGTAATTCCTAACAATAATAAAATTAGGGTTTTCTACATTTGTTATGTTGGATATTTTCATAACGCAAAATTACAAATAAACTTTTATATAAAAAAATTTTTTTATTAAAAATTATATTCTATATTTGCCTCATCAAAAAACATCAATTATGAAATACAACGAAAATAACAAAGCACTCAAAGACGAGTTAGACTACGAAAATTTGCCACAAGTGGAGCAACTTCAAATAGATTTAACCTTTGCAATTAGCGAACTATCTATATTAGAGAAAAGAAACGCTAAATTACAAGCAAAAATAGATAAAGCAAAAGAAATGTTAGAGCCGTTTATTGAATCTAACGGACTCGCATTAATAGTATTTAACCGATTAAACAATTAATATATGAACTTAAACGAAAATTACAGAATTGTCTATGATAGCGAAAATTGTATTTTACAATATTTTGACTTGAGAGAAAGAAAAAGTAAATCAACTGGAGAAAAAGAAACTTATGAATTTACAGAAAATTTTTATTATCCAAATCTTAAAACGGCTTTGTGTGGTTTTCTACATAAACAACTTTGGAGTAATGGAAGTGCGGAAAAAGTTTTAGAAAAAATAGTAGAAGTAGAATTATTAATAAAATCAATATCATGGAAGAATTAATCAATTTTCAAGCACAACAATTAAACGCATTAAGAAAAGAAAACGAGCGTTTACAAAACGAATTAAATCAAGCTAAAGACTTGATGAAAGCACTTATTAACGATTGGGAAGTACAAGATGCGGAGGTTTTGGAGTTTCCACAACTAGATGAGGCAACAAAGGCTTTTGATAAAGCATTTGATAACCCTATTGAACAACTTAACAACTTATTAAAATGATACATTTTATAGAAAATCACATTATACTTTGTAGCGTTTTTGCAGTTTGGGGTTTAAGCGTTTTACTTTTTGTTTATTGCTTAATATTCTGCAAAGATGAAATCGTACAAGATTGGGATACACAATGGAAGGATAACTTTAACAACTGGGAATAATGAAAACAAAAATTGAAATCAAAAGCATTTTTGGAAAAGTAATTTTTACTTACGAATCAGAAAATGCAACCATTAAAGAAGCATTAGAAAAAGCGGTTAAAGAAAAAATTAATTTACGCTTGGCTGATTTATCCTCGGCTGATTTACGCTCGGCTAATTTATCCTCGGCTGATTTACGCTCGGCTGACCTATCCTCGGCTGATTTACGCTTGGCTGATTTATCCTCGGCTGATTTATGCTCGGCTGATTTACGCTCGGCTAACCTACCCTCGGCTAATTTACGCTCGGCTAATTTACGCTTGGCTGATTTATCCTCGGCTGATTTACGCTCGGCTAACCTATGCTCGGCTAACCTATCCTCGGCTGATTTATGCTCGGCTAATTTACGCTCGGCTAACCTATCCTCGGCTAACCTATCCTCGGCTAATTTACGCTTGGCTGATTTATCCTCGGCTGATTTATACTCGGCTAATTTACGCTCGGCTAACCTATCCTCGGCTAATTTACGCTTGGCTGATTTATCCTCGGCTGATTTATACTCGGCTAAAAATAAAGAAACAGCCTATTTGCCATTATTTTGTAAATGGTCTTTTTCTGTTTTAGGCGAAAAAATACAAATAGGTTGCGAAAAAAGAACAATTAAAGAATGGGATTTATTCTTTGAAAGCGAAGAAACATTATCGACTCAAAGAGGTACTGATGATTTTAAACAAATTGAAGCAATTTATTTAGCTTGTAAGGCTTATTTAACTAAATTATCTGAATTCTGAATTAAATGAAAACTTTAAGAGAAATATCAAAAATTAATAATATACCAAAAGATACTTTAAGGCACAGAGCGATAAACTATGGTATTTTAGGTCGTAAGTTTGGAAATGCTTTTTTTTATAACCAAGATGAAGAAAATCAATTGATTGTTTCGCCAACAAAAAGTCACAGAAAACCAGATTTTAGATTAAATCACGACTTAATACAATCATTTAGATTAATGTATCCATCGCTAGTAGCAGAAGAAGTGGCATTTGCTTTATCAGTTGATTTAGATAGAATAAAAATAGCTTTTCAAAAAGAATATTTAATACTTCCAAGTAAATTATGAATGTAGTAAGTCTATTTAACGGAATGAATACAGGGCGACAAGCACTTGAAAACGTAGGTATAAAAGTAGATAAATACTATTCAAGTGAGATTAAGCCTTATGCAATAGAACTCACTAAACATCATTTTCCAGACACTATTCAAGTCGGCGATGTTACTAAGTGGCGTGATTGGGATATTGATTGGAAAACTATTGATTTAGTTTTAAGTGGTTCGCCTTGCCAAGATTTGTCGGCAGCTGGTAAACGTGCTGGAATTAATGGTAAAAAATCTAGTTTGTTTTTTACGTTTGTGGAAATATTAGAGCATATCAAATCACTCAATCCAAATGTTTTATTTCTTCAAGAAAATGTAGGTAGTGCATCAAAGTTGGATGTAGGAATTATGAGCAGAGCGTTGGGAGTTTATCCAGTACGCATCAATTCAAGTTTGGTAACTGCACAATTACGAGATAGATACTACTGGAGCAATATAAGAACAAAAGAAACGATGTTTGATGTGGTTACAGATATCCCACAACCAAAGGATAGGGGAATAATGTTTAAAGATATTATTACAGACGGACACGTAGAAAGGGTAAAAGCACTTGCGATATTAGAAAGTGAAAGTCGAGTTTGTACAAGTCAAGAAAGTATCAAGAAACGAGCTGCCAAAGAATTTATAAATATGGTTTATGTTGATACTGATAAACATACTTGTTTAAATACTGGTAGTGGAAAAGATAATTATTCGCAAAGATATTTACACCACAAAAACGAAACAACAGGAATGCTTACTTTGATACATAAAGATGGAATAGTAAGAACAGTAAACAAAGTTGAAATGTGCAGACTTCAAGGTTTTCCAGATGATTACTGCGATATACTTACAACTGCAAAAGCTGGTTCACTTCTAGGCGATGGTTGGACTTTGCCAGTAATAGAGCATATTTTTTCTTTTATAAAACAATAATTATGAGTAAACGTAAAGACCAATTAATGCACAAGCTGGTATGCCTATCACATTTGATGCTGGAGAACTTAGACGATTTACAAGCTACAACGCCAAAGATGAAAAAGGCTAGAATGGATTTGATTGCACTGTTTGAGGAGATGAATAACGAGTTAGCAACAACCGATACCATTCTCAAAACAACTTATTTTAACGATATAAGTAAAAAAATCGACACAATTATTCGCAAAAACTTTGATGGTAATATGTAATTTATTACTTTCGCTAAACAATCTGGTCAGAGATTGAAACAAAACTATAATCTATCCTAATTTTGCCTACTCTGACCAGTAGGATTTAAGTTAGGATTTTTTAATTAAACATTATGAGTAAAGATTTATTTCAGTTGATGCGAGAACAAGAGGTTCAAACGAGCAATTTCTTACCAAACAAAAAAGAGATCCAGTTCTCGGCACAAACATTTATCAAAGATGTTTTAGATGCTGGAGAAACAGACAAATTCGAACTACTAGCACAAGCCAAAAGAATGGGAGAAGCTTTGGATGTTATCAATGCCGAACTTATCAAAGTGTTGCCACAAGAGAACTTTGAAGCCTTTGGACTTAAAGGAACTTTCAGAAGTGGTGGTGAAACAATTAACTACAAAGACTGCGAAGTTTGGAGCGACATTAACCGAGAGTTAAAAGAGCGTGAGGAACTTATTAAACTAGCTTTGAAATCGCATAATGAAATATACGATGCAGCTGGAGTACAAGTGCCTAAAGTATCAACAACACCACGCAAAAGTAGTTTAGCAATATCATTTTAAAAACAAAAATTAATCTTAAATATCTTATCTTATGAAACAAATTGCAACCGCTTTATTAAAAGCACAGTCAGAAATGAGCAACCCCAAAAAACAAGCGGAAAATCCTTTCTTTAAAAAGAAGTACGCAGATTTAAACTCAATCCGCGAGGCAGTAATACCAACTTTAAACGCAAACGGAATCAGTATACTTCAACCGATAGTTCACGTTGATGGGAAAAACTTTGTAAAAACTATTTTACTTCACGATAGCGGGGAGTTATTGGAATCACTTACCGAAATAGTTTACAATAAAATAAACGATGCACAAGCGCAAGGCAGTGGAATAAGTTACGCCCGAAGATATTCGCTACAATCGTTTGTTTGCGTGGGTGCAGATGACGATGACGGACAAAAAGCAGTTGAACCAAAGCCAAATGCTACAACTGAAATATTGATAAAGGCAAAACTAGGAGGCTATTCATTGGAGCAAATCAAAACCAAATACACAACTACAACACTACAAGACAACGAATTTATTAATCTTTAATTTTTTATTTATGGCTCAATCTTATTATGGTTCAATCGATTTTAGTAAATTAATTGAACAAGCAAAATCGGGAAACAAGGCTTTCTCAAAATCCGAAAACGGTAAAATCTATTTAAACGTGCGGTTGTACGTTAACGATGAAGTAGATAAGTTTGGAAACGTTGCATCGTTTCAATCTAACTTTAAAGGCGCAACCAAAGAGGACAAATTTTACTTCGGAAACCTAAAGGAATCAACACCTTTTGAGTCACAAGTTGAAGCGGACGATGTTCCAACAACAGACGACTTACCATTTTAATAACAAAAAACGCCTCGTTAATTCGGGGCGTAATTTTTCAACTATGACAAAACTACAAAGAATCAAAATAGTTCTAGAATACTACGCTAATAAAGGCGCAAACAAAGAAAATGTAAATAACATTTATCGTAAAATCTTAAAAGATGAAATACCAAATAAGGTCGAATGTAATTAACGGTAATCTTAAACGTAATCGAGAACAGATAAAACAAGCGATTGCGGAGTTTGAGGGTAAAGAAGTTATAATATCAATCGATAAAGCTAAAAAGAACCGCTCTAACAATCAAAATAGTTATTATTGGGGCGTAGTTATTCCAATCGTACAAAGTGGCTTGAAAGATGCTACGGGAGAGTTTAGGAGTTCCGATTCAATTCACTATGGAATATTACTTCCTTTGTTTGCTCCGAGTAATGAGATTGTAAATATTGATAGTGGTCAAGTACTATCTGAAAAAATTAGCTCTAGCGAAATGAGTACGGTTCAGTTTATGGAATACATTTTAGAAGTTCAAAAATGGAGTGCCGAATTTTTGGGAGTTGACATTCCAAATCCGAATGAAGAAATTTTATTGAATTTAGATTGATTATTTAGAATTTATTTTTAAATTTGCAAATGTATTAGAGTGGAAACTAATAACAACCAACAATATAACATAAGAATCTGATACTTGAAGCGTTTTCCACCTAGACTTCATTTATCGGATTTTTTGTTTTTATACTTATGGAAAAGAAAACCATTACAAACGAAACACTCGAAAGAGTAAAAACACTTCCTAGATTTGATTATGTAGCTTTTCAGCTATTAGTTACTCAAAAACAAATTAGTTGCTTTGTTAAATTTAAAAGACCTAGAACAATCTTTTTTGATGAACTAGATGGTTTTTTTTATTACTTAAATCCATTTCATTGCGAACTGCACAAATGCGGTAAATTTAATACAGAAAGTGAGGAAATAAATGGATAAGCTACAATGGTTTAAATTTATGCCTACTGATTGGGTAATGGGTAAAATACAAAGATGCCCAGAGGTTACGCAAGCACGTTTTATTCGTTTAATTTGTCTTTATTGGAATAAGGAATGTATTTTAAACTATTCCGATGCAGAGATAGAGATTGATGAAGAACATTTAGAAATTTTGATTGCTAAAAAGATAGTTAAAATTGAAAATGATTTTTTAATTATTGATTTTTTAAATGAGCAACTTTATGGTATTGCAGAAACTTCTAAAAAAAGACGTGAAGCTGTTTTAAAAAGATGGTCAAATGTAAAACAAAATGATACAAGTGTATTACAAATGAATAAAAGTGTATTACAAAATGATACAGATAAGAGTAGAGTAGATAAGAGTAGAGTAGATAAAGATAAGAGTAGAGTAGTAAACAAGTTTACCGCACCCACAATTTCTGAAGTTCAAACCTATTTTATTGAAAACGGTTTTAATAAAGAGTTAGCAATACGTGCTTTTAATTATTATGAAGTTGGTAATTGGACCGATTCAAAAGGAAATAAGGTTAAGAATTGGAAACAAAAAATGCGTGGTGTGTGGTTTAAAGAAGAAAACAAAGAAATAGGAAAACCAAAGTTTAATCCTTTTAGCGGTCCAATAGCATGAAAAAATTTATAGAATGGTCATCTTTAGACCTAAAAGGAAAAGCAAGTGGCACAATTAAAATAAAATGCCCTGAATGTAACGACAGACGCAGCAACAAAGCAGATAAATCTTTGCAAGTAAATGTGTCAGGTGGTTTTGGAAAGTGTCATTACTGCGAATCATTAACTTTTAAAGAATCAATTAAACGTGAAACGGAAGTAAAATACACTTTGCCAGTTCAAACATGGTCAAACTATACTGCACTTTCAGATAATTTGGTCAAGTGGGTGGAAGATAGCAGAAAAATAAAGCAATTTGTATTAAGTGATTTGCATATTACTGAAGAAAAGTATTTTCAACCAGCATTGAACAAAGAAGTAAATAACATTGTATTTAATTACTTTGAGGGCGAAACACTTGTAAACAAAAAATATAGGTCCGCAAGTAAACATTTTACACAATCTAAAAACGGAAAGCCTATTTTTTATAATATTAACTCGGTCCTAAATTGCGAATCGGTTTATATTGTAGAGGGCGAATTTGATGTATTAGCACTCACGCAAATTGGAATTAAAAACTGCATTAGCGTACCAAATGGAGCAAATGATAATGATGCTTACTGGTTAAATTCCGAACCGTATTTAAAAGATATTAAGAAGTTTTATATTGCGGTGGACCAAGATGACAAAGGAAACGACCTAGCGGAAAAGATAGCGCAAAGATTAGGGCGTTATCGTTGTGAGCGTATTAATTTTGATGGCAAAGATGCAAACGATGATTTAATTAGCGGTGTATTAGAGCAAACAATTTTTAAAACAAGTAAGTACCCAGTTTCAGGAACGTTTACTTCTTTGGATATGGTTGATAAACTTATGGACCTTTACGACTTAGGTTTGCCACCGACTTTAGAATTTAAAAACAAAGCATTAAAACCTTTGAATGATATTTTTAAATTGATGCTAGGTCATTTAGTTGTAGGTACTGGAATACCATCTCATGGTAAATCAAATTTTACAGAATGGATGGTACTTAATCTAATTTTAGAGAATGATTTAAAAGCAAGTTTTTTCAGTCCAGAACATCAACCGCTTCAACTGCACATGAGTAGCTTTGTTTCAAAGGTTATAGGCAAAGATTATTTTAGGGAAATAGAGGGAACGCCTCGATGTTCAAAATTAGAAGTTATGCAATTTGTGGAATGGTCCAAAGAAAAGCTATATTTGACTTCTCCTGAAAATGGTACGTTTGCAAATTGGGATTGGATTTTTGAAAAGTTTACCGAACAAATGTTTATTTACGGAACTAATATTTTTGTAATAGATGCTTATAACAAAGTTGAGCATTTAGGAAACAAAACAGAAAGGGAAAACATTACTAGAGTGTTATCGAGATTAACGCAATTTGCCCAAACAAATAATGTTTTAATTTTTTTAATTGCACACCCTACAAAAATGCAAATTGAAAACGGAATTTATAGAAGTCCAACATTGTATGATGTTTCAGGAAGTGCGGATTTTAGAAATCAAACACATGATGGATTTTCTGTTTATCGATATTTTTCGGACCAAGAAAATAATGGATATGTAGTATTTAACAATCTTAAAACAAAATATAGTTTTCAAGGAACTATTGGTGGAAAGGTTGAATTTGAATATCACGCACCATCTGGAAGATTTTATCAAAGAGGTACGCAGCCGATGGACCATAATTTGTTAGAAGATAAAAAACAACGTGAAAGGGAATTTTTACAAGAAATTGCGCCTATTCCGCTTGTAGATGCTAAAGATGCTTTTGGAGAATCATTTAATATAAACGATGAAATATTATTTTAAATATGCCTAGATGCCTAAACTGCAAACAGAAATTTACACCAACTCGTTTTTTACAAAAACATTGCAACGATGATAAATGCCTTGACGCTTCAATACAATACGCTAGAGCGAAAGTAAAAGCAAATGCGAGTAAAGTATGGCGAAAAGAAAAACAAACGCTTAAAAACGCTTTAAAAACGTTAACGCAATTAGAGAGCGAGGCTAAAAAATCATTTCAGAAGTTTATTCGGTTGCGAGATTTCGATTTACCTTGCATATCTTGCGGGGTAAAAACCACAGAGTTATGGGATGGAGGTCATTATAAAAAAGCTGAAATATATTCAGGCGTTATATTTAACGAAATGAACTGCCACAAACAATGTCGCAAGTGTAACCGCTTTTTAAATGGTAACGAATTAAATTACAGATTAGGATTGATTGCTAGATATGGAGTTGAATACGCAAATGTAATTGAACAATTAGCAAACGATACTAGACAAATGAAATTTTCACGTGAGCAATTAATCGCTAAAAAATTACAGTACGATATTAAGTGCAAAGAAATTTTAAAGGGTATATGACGATTTTATGTTAAAAAATTAGTTCAATTAAAAAATTTTTTTTAACCTTTGAAAAATGAAACCAACGGACTTAAATTTAACACAATATCCACAGCTTTCAAAGTTAGGCAGACCTTATAGGTTATCAGCTACTATGAAGAATTTAGATGTGCCTAGTAAGTGGTTTGATAGAGTTGAGCATTGGCACTTGTACTATGTTTTTATGTACACCGATGACGATAGCCTATTTGGTTTTGAGTTTGATTATAATGATAAATATTTACAAAAGTTTAATCACGATGAAGTTCGTAAAATATTTGAAAAGCTATGAGTGATATTTCAAAATGCAACGACCACCTTTGCCCGTCAAAATTAATTTGCCATAGGTACACCGCTCCTAGTAGTGAATTTAGACAAAGCTGGATTAACACAAATCGAGAGTGCGATGCTTACAACTGTGATTTATTTTGGCATAATGGAATATGTAAATACTGCGGTCAAACAGATGGAGTACATAAAATGAGTTGTGAAACTAGAAAAATACAAATAAACTTATGAAAACAAAAATGCCAAATTACCGCAATTGCTTTGCTTTTGCTTATGTGCTGTTAGTAGCTGTTATTTTTTGCGGTTGTGGAAACGAAAACTCCAAAGAGAAAGAAGTAGAAATCAATACTAAAGCATCTTGGGGAATAGATGTATATGTTAGATTGATTGAGGTAGATAGTTGCGAATACATAGTGTCAACAAGAAATGATGCTATAAGCACTATTCACAAGCAGAACTGTAAATTTTGTGCAGAACGTAGCAAAAAATAATTGCTACTAACGTTCGAGTGCTTTACGTCCGTTGTGGACTAAAAAAGCGTGGTTTTTCAGTTATCACTAAATAAACTGAAACAAAATAAAGTATCAATTATTAACCAAAACCACAATGGCGTAAAACACTTGTTAGCCGTTCGGTTTTTAAACTAAATTTTATGGACAATTTTTTTATGATTTACGTTGAAGGTAAAAATATGCCTTACAAAAGATTTGAAACGCTTGAAG